AAAATAACAAGACTTATATGCCATATTCATATTGTCTTTTTTCTTAAAATCACGTTCTCGATCATCTCGTGGTTCTATCGCATGAACTATTGTTATATATGCATCTAAATTACCTCTGTCATATAAATTTTTTGTAGAAATAGAACACTTGTCATAACCAAATTCTCTTACTATTTCGCCTACAGTTTTTTGAAATTCTCTATACAAAGTATTTACTCTACCCTGATAATCCTGTGCTATTGCATATTCTCCACAAGTTACAGGATAATGATGTATCGCTGTCTTAGGATCAGGCAAAATAATAGATCCAGCAGTACCAAATGCTCCTAATTCTTCATAAATACTATGTAGCGTCCTATATGTATTAGATTTTTGAAACACTAATTGCATACGTTCTGTAACGTCATTAAGCCATAATTTAACAGGAGAAAAATTATTTAATTCTGGATCAGCAGTAGCAAGTCTAAACCAAGGTCTTGCAGGGGATGTAGCACCAGCCATCATGCCAGCACCTAATGTTCTTAACGCTCGTGTACCTGTGTTGTCATAAATACTATTATGTCTCCTATGTCCTTTGTTCCTGTCCTGTTGAAAATAACGTCCGTTTCTTGGTAATAAATATGTTGTAATCTCTTGCCAATGTGACCACCATGTAGCTCTTTCTGTTCTTAGATGACCCCATCTAGATAACAAATCAGCACGTTTTGTTTTCATTGTTTAACTACCTAATAATGTGTTGCCACCTAGATTTAATTGATTTGGATCTACACCTTGTGCACCAGTTAACATCGTACCAGCAGGCCCTGTTAATGCTGCTTGCTCTTCCCTAGATTCTATTGCACTTACATCTGCTCTTTTTCTATTTGCTCTATTCATTTCTACATCTGCACGATCAGCAGCTTCTTTAGCCCTTTTTCTTGCATTTGCATTAGCTTGTTCTTGCATTCTTAATTGCTTTTGTTGTTGTCTTTTCTGTTGCTCACCAGAATATACCTGATAACCAAGTGTTAATCCTCCTAAGACTGCGGCAGTAAATCCCATGTTATAGCTCCTTTGAAAATACTATGTCTTGTACACCATATTTTAATCTTGGCAACAATGCACATAAAGTGGTGTCTTCTTTAGCATGCCATAGCATTAGTTTGCATCCAAGTGATTTTGCGTGTTCTTCTGTAACTTTCATTAATTTTAAACCGATTCGACTACCTCTAAATTCTTTTTTGATAAACAAAACGTCATTTTGGCAATACTTTAAATCAGCATAATGCAAATGATTAGTAGTTACGTTCATAGAATATCCAATACATACATCATCTTGCATAGCTAGATAAATAAATAATGCCCCTGCATTTTTAAATGCATCATACATAGGCCAATTTGGTTTTAATTCCATTAATTCTTTACGAAGTGCTATTTCTTCGTAATGCTCTTGAAATAATGGATTTGCCTTGACCTTAAATTCATCTAACGTACAACGTCTGATGGTTGTTTTAGGTATGCTATTTCTGTTTACAGTACAACTACTATCAGTAGTTACGGTCACACTAGTCATAAAAAATATTTAATAACACATCTAAATCCTATATGCACTTTATATGTCATGCCATCATTGTTAAATTCTTGTGTATGGGTCATAATCCTTTTTTTGTGTGGCTTCTTTGCGTCTTTTGATATATATATCTTCCATTTCTTTCTTGGCTACTGGCAAGGCAAACGTTAACGCTAGTGCATCTGCTAGATCTGGTGACCCTACTCCCTGTAATCTCTTTTTTATTTGATCCTTGCTTTCTAATACACGTCTACCTACGTTGTCATACCAATATATCGGTGTTGCTAGTTCTTGTTTTAACGCTACATCGTTTGGTATTGCACCACCTTCCTCTATCCATTGTTTCATTAACCACCACATCTCACTTCTACGGTTTAGGTATTGCTCTGGTTTGGTTGCCTTACCACCGAATGGTATCTCAATTACGTCATACGATAGCTGTCTTAATCTGTCGATTACACCACTCCCTGCACCAGCATCACAAAACACAGCATCTGGGTCATATTCCTCTATCAGGTTGGCTACTCTGGCTGCTAAATCCATATTGTCTATGCCACGATATACAACAGGCTTAAAGGCTTGTCTGCCTTGCCTACGGAATACTACAGACCTATCATCTCCAAACCTTGCAGGGTCGATTCCTAGCACTATTGGTGACATATCTACATGGCTTCGTTGGTATACACGTTTAGCTGCATCTTCGGTATCTGCTAATGCGATTAACTGGTCATCACCTTGTGCTGAGAAATCACATAAATACTCACGAGCAAATGATGTCTCACTCATATCACGTTTGAGACGAGTTACCTCATCAGGATGCAAACTATCTGTGTCATATACCGTGTACCTAGCTGCTGCCCAATCGTCCTCCTCTATAGCTTTGTAATACAACTCAGAGAACAAGTTAATGCCACTAGGTGTACCGATGAATATTGACCAACCAAGACGGTCAGATAATGCTGGTTGGACTATGTCTGTCCACAATTCATTTTTTAATTGCGAAACCTCGTCTAAAACTATGCCGTCCAGACGTAATCCTCGCATTGCATCTGGATTGTCTCCTCCAAACAATCTAATGATTGCTCCATTATGTTTAAACCTTACTGATAACTCTCCTTCGTTTATCTCGATTACAGACTGCCTACGCAATGGTTCTATCTTTTGTTTCAATCTTCCCCAAGCAATTGCTTTTGCTTGTCTTAAAAACGGGGCAATATAACAGAACATAGCTAGTTCCTTGTTTGTTTTTATGGCCTTGTCTATTAACTCCATAATTGCCAGTTCTGTTTTACCTGATCGCCTGTGCAATGCGTAGACGCTAAATCTCTGTTTCTTTATATGGCATTCTCTTTGCCAAGTACGGGGTGTGTAATCAAGTGCAATTGAAGTAGCGTTCATCTACTGTGGTACACCAGTTGCAATATTTAATGTAATATTTCCTTCTGCTTGCAATCCAACCTTTTCTCCATACTTTTTAGGATTCCATTTAGCTAACAACTTGAGCCTTGCTTCTACCCTGTTCTTTTGCATCTGTACCGCTGCTGGATCAAGCCTTGTATTGCCCTCAGAACCGCACAAAGGAGGAGGTGAGTCTATTATCTCCAAACATTCTTCCGCTATCGCATCTGCTCCCATATCTCGTGCGTGTGCGAAGCGTGCGATAAAATCTCCATCATCTTTTTCTAACCAATTATAAATAGTTCTCCAATTAGGTTTATTTTTCTGACGGCAGTAAGAACGCAAAGTATTACCATGAGCAATCCAATCAATAATTTCATTAACTATGACAGGATTAGGTTTTTCTGTAGGTCGTCCTAGTTTTGTAGATTGTTTTGTAACGGTCTGGAGACTGCCCCCTGATACGGTATTTACAGATTTTTGCAATTGTACCTCTAGGTAAGTTAAAAATAGTACTAAGAGTACCGTAACCTAAGCCCTCTTCGTTTAAATCCCTGATAGCGTCTATAGTTTGATCAGAAATTTTGCAATTATGGTGGCTAGTGCCGATACGGTAACCTTCAGAATTAACAGCAATGTATTCTCTGGTTAACTGAGTAATTGCTGTCATTTAGGAATAATAAATTAATTAAAATATAAGAAAAAATAAATAAATATGCAATGTTTGTAATTAATTAGTTGACTTATGATGGATTATATGCAACACTAATAATATCGGTTGTCCGCCGATGCTTCACTTACTAATTTCAATTAACAACAAGCAAATGGCACAAACACTTCCACAAACTCACTCAGCATTAAACAAAACTATTAATGGTCTTGAGTACTCTGAAAAACTAGGCAAATGTGTAAAAACTACTTATACATTTACTGATCTTGAAAAACAGGTTATGGATCTATTCCCTATCGAATGGTATGTAGATGACCTTGAAGCTTCTGATTTTGGTTTAGACGATCCTTCATGTTGGTTACTAGATTGGGATGAAGTACAGCCTTTAATTAAAACTTTAAACATTACACAAAATCAATTAAAGGGTGTAATTGGTTCTTTAGCTAACAAAGGAGCAATCGAAATAGAAACCAGAGGAGAAACAAAGGCAGAAAAGAAAATGTTTGGAGAAGATCTTTATTGGCTATCTTCCAGATGCTTTGAGTCACTAATAGCAGAGGTCAACTAATGGCCAAAGTAATGAAAAGAAAATTATGGGCAAAATCTCCTAATAATCCAAATGAATTATCTATTTGGACAAAGAAAAACTATCAGTATTTAGTTATAGCGAGATCAGGATCACCTCGTGGAGGTATTTGGTTTGAAGATAAAATAAAAGCTTTAAAACGAGCAGACTTTTATACAAAAAAATTCCAACACGAAAAAGGTGATTGTAAATTTATTGTGGTTAATGTTTATCCTTGGATAGAAAGTCATCCTGACAATATACGTTGGGAGGATGGTACTTATTCATGTACTACTTTTGAAGAACAAATTGCAATCAGAGAATTTTTAAATACACAAGATAGTTTTGTTCCAGATTTTTAAATACAGATGAGGGTTGTTAACCCTCTTTTTTTTATTGCATTAACGTTGCATTTATGACAATATAGAACTATGGAACAAACTAAAACTCCTTACGA